TAAGCCTGTCCTTGTTTTAGTTTTAAATAAGGTAAACATTTACCTAAAACAATCATAGCTTTTTTATCTGTTACAACCCATCTTAAATAAAATTTCTTATTCCCAGCACTACCACAAACTACATTGATAGAGCCAGAGAAAGTAGTATATAGATATTCAATCAAAGGTAAATCTCTTTGAACAACAGTTAATATAACTCTATATGTATCACAATTATTGTATTTCTGTATTCCAATACAACCATCAGAGTCTATTATTCCTGCTAAATATGCTATATCTGTTTCTTTCATTTTATTCTTCCCGAGGGTTACCCAAAATTATGAAGGGCGTTCCCCATATTAGAGTCAATTTTACATCTACCATAAATAGATATTATCTACTAACCGTTTTTGATAATCAGCCAATGATGTTGACAGAACTACGCTATCTATTGTCGTAGGTACTGCCAACGGACTTGTCATTGTCGTGCTTGCCATTTTTACTCCCTTATCTTTGTGCCTGTTGCTTACGAATATTGTTTTCTACAAGTCTACCAAAAAATGACGTTGTACTTTCATTCTTGTTGGCTATAGGAACATCAGTAGCAGGTTTTCCTGTAGTTATCCCATCGTAAGATGAGGCATTAAGTTTTTCTGTTAAATTAGAACTTCCATCCTGTTTACCTAACTCGTATGCTCGCATTACTGCGTTATCATAATCAATAGCTTTATGTAAATCTTCTCTGGTAGCTTGACGCTTGCCAGATAAAAGTTCGCTAGTGATTATATCAACCGCATTAGAGTCGTAGTTAGCATACCGAGTTTTAAGCTGTTCATCTTGCTGTTTAAAATTCTGCAAGATTTGTTGGTTTTGATTCTGCTGCTTGAGTGATGTCAGTTCTTGTTGCATCACTTGCCATTGTTTTTTCTCATTTGAGGTTAGCGAGGACCACTCCGTTTCATTCATTCCTGAATTTTGCGGATTCTGTTCCTGTAATACCTCTTGAGATGCTTGTATAAAATCAGGTTTGTTTAATTCCTGACGTATTCTTTCCGGTGTCCATTGTGTATTTTTATTCTTTATTTCATTCAATTCTTTACGAAGATTAGCAAGTTCTTCAAACTTTTCACCAAACCCACGTTGGAACGATTTATATGCTTTAAGTGCCTGTTCTTTAGCTTGTGGGTCTTTAATATTTTGAATATCTTTAAGATCAAATGTAGGTTCTTCAATATTTGGTTTAATTACAGTTTCAACTTTAGAAACACGAGTTACTAAATCTTCCACTGCTGGTGCTTCTACTACTGGTGCTTCTACCTGTACTTGAGGTATTTCAATTTGTGGTGCTATAGATTCTGCTACTTGTGTTTCCATAAGTCGCTCCTGTTGGGTTGGCGTTGCTTATTAACCTACAAAATTTGTTGCACTTGATACCAATACATTTAACTTCTTTAATATTGCAGCATTTTGTGCTATTTCAGGTTTTTCTTCTTCAACATCCAATAACATAATTAAATTTTCGCAAGGATTTATTGATTCATATACATTACCACTTTGCATATAAACTCTTGTACGTAATTGGTCAATAACTTCTAATGCTTCAACATTATCAATCCTAATATATTTATCTTCGTTAATCTTTAAAAATTTCATTTATCCTACCCATGCTTGTTTAGTATCATCATTACCAACAAGTTTTAACATAATCTCGTCAAAAGGAACAGTACAGTTAAATGATTTACCATCAATATAAATAAACAACCTACGCCCTTTAGCGGTAGTTATTATTTCTACTCCACTTACCATTGCCGGATTAACCATTACTGTATCAGATATTTTAATAAGCATATTACCTCTTCCAATTGATTACATTATTGTAAAAACAATCAGTCTTTGGAGTTTTAGGAACAGCACTATCGCTGAATCCATCGCCGCTTACTTTAACACTATCTTCCCATGATTGCATAGATTCATGTGTACCGTGGGTGAAAAACCCTTTTTCTTTTTTAGTTGTATTTGTATCATCAGTCCAAAATCCTAAATCGTCGGATTCTTTATTGCTATTTGGTACTACTGGGAAATTGTCTTTATCTTTTTTTGGCATTGTTGCCTCCACACATATTAGATGAATGACTGAATGCTTTATCTTCTTTAGTAATTGAAAAAGTATTGCCTTCACCTGTAATATTAACACTATGCCCAGAACGTGCTTTAGATACTGTCATGTGTCCATAAAACCCACGGTCATATCCTAATATTTTACGTTGCGATGCAGCCATAGCGTTCATATTAGCCATAGCAGCCATTTGTTGGCCAGTTGAAGATGCTTGAGGTGAGTCTGATGTTGTACTGTCGTCAGCTGATAACATTTTACCAGCTTCACCTAATTTATCTTGAAAACTTTTACTATCACCAGATGAAATTATACCTGCACTTTTACTATCCAAACCTGTGTATAAATTAGCAAATGCTTCATTTAATCCACCCATTTAATCTAATCCTCCTGTTGGAATATCTTGATAATGTTTCGGTAATTTGCTCATATCAAAGCTAACCCCCACAGATTCCATACCTTTTTGCAACCGTGTACCAATCCGTAAATTTCCTTTTCTATCTGCACTATCGCGTGCAGCTTTACAAACCTCCATTGCTTTAGCGCTTATACCATTATATTCTTTGTGAGGGTTAGACTTAATTTTTTCAGCTTGTTCAAAAGATACATACCCTTGTTTTGCAAGTTCTTTTTCATAATGCGATTTAGACCTAATGTATTTACCTTTAGGAGAATCCCAATTACCCAAACTTCGATTAAAATGTTCGTAATTACGAATTATAATATTTGCCATTACGTTCCCGTGCTGAAAGGTTTAGTAATCTTTGGTGTATTCCCGGGTTTAGCTTCTTGATCTAATGCTTGCTGTAATAATTGCATATGTATTTGAATAAGTTGATTTAAAGTATCGGATGTTTGATTTACCTTTTGTAATATAGCCGCAACGGTAGTATATACTTCAAGCTGTGCAACAGAATCATCACCAACTTTTGGTGGGAATGGTATAGGTGAACCAACAGGTTGAGTAAGCGCAGCTTCAACATTAGCTTTAGCCGCTCGGACTTGTTCAACCGATACATACCCTTGTGATTCTTCGGGGCGGATATTACGAAATACATCAGGGTCTTTAATCTTTAAGCGAAGTAACAGTTGTTCTATAATAGGACTAATAGTAATAGTTTTACCCTCTTGTGCAATCTTCTGTGCTATTTGAGGGTTGGTCATACCTTCAACCATAAGTTGGAGTATAGTCTGTAACTCCTGTATTTCTTTTTCAGGATTTTCAGGAAGCATACTGATTACGTCTATATCAACATCAGTTTCAGCTTGAATTTCTTCTTTAGTTGGTTTTTCGGACCATTCTAAATCAAGACTACCTACTATACGTACAGCTTCTTCAACAGGTAAAAATTGTTTGTTAAGTTGGTTGATATAATGAAAACTTTCTTTAAGAAAATCAGACATAATATCTTGGCGGTACGCGGGACGAGCGCCACCACCAGCTGCACGGATATTAACGCTAGCGGCAGATTCTTCTCCTGATTGTAAAAACCCTTTCTTTAAATCGGTAACACCAGATTTGTCTTGCAGGTTACGATCAATCCTTTGGTCAATAAGATAAAGTTCACTTGAAGCAGCACCTCCACCGGAGAACACTTTCATTTTACCTTCGATTGTATCACCGTCAAACGCTATAACCGTCTGGTCGCCTTGCCGCACTTGCTCAATTTCTTCCTCGGAACTATTACCTTTTGCAAGAGCTACATAAAGTTTACTGTTCTCTTGGGCATTACGAAGTTGGAGGTTTACTATAACATTCTTCTGGTCGGCAATCTGTTTATACGTTTCAATATCGCTTAACCCGAATTTACTATCAGGTAATTCATTGAATTGTAGAGGGATTGCAGGAAACCCTTTTGCTTTTATAGCCCAATCATTTACCCGTAACGGTTTATCCTGCTCGTCTGTGAGTAGTAGTATCCACCCATGTTTACCATCACGTTGTTCCTTTTTAGTTGGGCGTAAAAATATTTCTTGTACTTGCACAAAACGGGATGCGGTTGAGTTTTGAAAATCTTTATCGGCGTATTCAATCATACCTTTACGTGCGGCGTTGATACGCATATAATCTTGTGCACCTGCTGATTGCCGAGCTTTTTCTGCTGATTGTGAAGCAGTACCTATTGTTTCACCATACCCTTTAAACCCTTTAATAAGTTTCTTGTCTACATCAAGCAAATCATCTTCAACAAGATCTTGCAAGGGCACGTCGATAATACGACCAACCCAACGAGATTCATCGAGGTTAGACATATTTACCGCAGGGTCATGGATAAACCGCATTGGGGGGATACGCTTAACAAACACTTTATCATTTTGGATAGCAAACGATTGTTCTTCGGTCATGCCGAAATTGCCTTTATATCCATGCCAAAGGATTGCATAAGGGAATAGTAGAGCGTCGAGTAAAACCTTTTGTGCATCTTTTTTGTACTTGATTTGGAATATTGTGTAGTTAAGTATATCTTCTTGCGTCTTTGCGGATTTGGCGGAGTCGGCTTCAGTTTCTTCAAGCTGACCGCTGATAGGATTACGTTTTTTGATTATAAACGTTTTGTTACGTGGTTTAAGGAACGCTTTAGGGTTACGAAAAAAGATTGTTGGTAAATTGTTTTGGACTATAGGGTAAACTTCGTTGAGGATAATATCCCAATCGTTACCGTATGCAGGGATATAACTGCCGATATATCGTTGTATATTTTCTTGAAGTATTGGTTCAAGTTCTTCGCGGTTAAGAGCCGAAGACATTGCAATTTCTGATTTAAGAGCTTTGATACGATCGCTTGTCAACCCTTTCAAATCTGCCATACAATATCTCCATATTTAAAATTGGGGTCAAACAAAAGAAGCTCTTTAGCTTAATTGGGCTCAGTATTTTAATTATTCATCTTTGATGACCCCGATTACTTTTCAAGGTAAGTATATAGTATCATTAAAGTATTGTCAAATGTAATTTAAAAACACGAGTTTATATGGTAGCGCCAAACCAACGCTTGAGTACACGTTGCGGTGCTTGAGGTTCTTCCTTTTACCCGCGCTACCCTACCCCCCCAAACCTTGAGGTTCATCTATAACTCACAGTATGTGGTATAGTCGATAAAACCTTTTTACCTTTATGCCCAAGCACGTATGGCTTTTTAACCTCACCTTTCTTGGATTTAATGGTAATATCTCTCCACCAGTTGAACTCATCTTCATCGGTTTTGGGTTTAGGCAGGTACTTGCTAAAATCAAACATTTTGCTGAGTATCTGCTCGCAATCAACTATATCGTCGTGTACCCCCGATGGAAACCGTAGCAACTGGTTCTCCAAATCGCCCATACCTGCGTAATGATAAATGCTATGTTGCTTATACCTGCTCAACAACGCCGAGGTAATCCGTTTAATCTTATCCGTTTCCCAGTCAATCTTCTTAATGGTAATAAACTGTTTCCTCTGCCGCATCTCCTTTTCCAAATCCCATTTAGCAACCGATTCCCTCATTGCTTTTTCCATACCAAGTGGGGTATAATCCCCAGTTAATGCTCGTAATCTTGTATGCAATGAAAAGATATAATCGTTGATAAAATCAGGGCGTAACCCTTTTTGAGCAATGTATGAATAGATAAGTAAATCATACTCCGGAGTCAGCAATCCACCCATAATAACATTATCATCAGCCGTACGTTTCTCGCTCCACGCAAGGTCAACAGCGATAGCCGACTTACAATTCTTGAAGCTACCCATACTGATAATCTTGTTGTTCTCATCAAACAGTACATATTTATCGGTATCCCGACGCCAGTACCTAAAATCTTCTTTAAAGAAAACCTGATTTGCACCACTAACAGGGTCATTCTGCATTTCTTTAGCGAACACATCAGGTTTCTCCTTTTCCATTTGGTCAAGGTAGTACAACGTCCACTTTTCATGCCATAAACTTTTATATGTACCGTCGGGCATAAGGTTCTTTGCTCGGTACAACAACTTGCGATACTCAGGGTAATAATCTTTGCTAACAATCTTTGCCATAAGACTATCATCATGAAGTATTGTACCCACGACGATAACTTGAACTAATCCAAATTCACCTGCAGGGATTAACGCTTCATCATACAAATCTTTTAAATCCCGTCGACGGTCAGGATTCCTTACCATCTCATCATCTTCTATATCGTCAATGATAATCAAATCAGGACGGTACGCCCCAAACTTTTCGCCTCTAACCGACCCCATCTGTTCTGCGCCTTTACACAACACCCTTGTTTCATACCCATTACCCCAACGGAATATACTATCCCCCTCGCTGTCTTTAGTAATCGTTATCGGGTAATCCCTCTGCAACGCAATATTATCCCTAAACTCTTTCTTCATGTTTTCCAACGTTCTTGCAGCTTTACTGTATGTATTCGATACTATTACAATAAACCTTCGTTTCTTAAAACAAAGCTGGTGCATTGGATATATAAACGACAACAGCGTTGACTTAGAAGATTCTCTCGGCGCTGCTACCCCAAAAAACCTATTAGCCACCACCTCCTTCATTATCTTGCTATGAAACCCAGGGCTACCTATCCTAAAATGATGCGTAAAGTACACCTTCCCCCATTGCAACGGGTTATCCTCAAACGATTTGATTATAACCGCAATAGGGTCAATAGGTTGCAATGTTTCTTGATTAGTTGTTACCTCTTGTGCCATAGGTAGTTGTATACTTTCGTTATTATCGTTCAAATTCCCCCCTGTAAACCCCTCCATTTACCCTATTGCGGCTTGCTGCCTTTCCAAATTTCTATTTGCTAAAAAATTGTGGGAATTTTAGAGTGGGTATTAGCTTTACCCATACCACCCCCATACCCCGATTACAACTACAACCACAACAACAAGTTAAGGAATAAAACCCTATACACTGGGCGATTGTTAAACCACTTCTCCATCAATGTCAATAGCTTGTGTATCAACTTGCTTCATTTCATGTACAACCTTAAGCAGGGCAGCAGGATCGCCAGAGAATGTCACCTGCCTTGCATCAACGTATGTCTGGTTATCTTTAAGCAAGCCTAGGAGCTTGTATCCTGTGGTTACTGCCTTCAACTGTGCATCGTTATCATCAACAATATCTTTGCTCAACTTCGGGTCATAGTATATCACCTTCGTTGCATTAAGCTGTTTATTAAGCGTCTTATGCAGCTTCCGCTCTGTTATGCCTACCGCCTGTAACCGCTCCTCGATACTCTGGTTTATCTCTTTATCATTCCTTATTAAATCATGCGCTTTGCGTCCCGGCTCAACATTATCTCCATATGCCTTCATATACGCCGTTGATGGTTTTGATCCTTCGCTTACCATTTTTATAAATAATCCATCTGCATCTGTCATATGATA